CGAACTCTCTCAGTTTTAAGTTGCCCTTGAAGTTCACTTCCTATTAAAGTCATGTTAACCTCAACCTAAGATAAATTTAACGTTAGTTGTCGAAGCAACTTTCCGAAGGATGTTAAGCTTCAGTGGAACCCTCGTCGGGTCGCCAGAAAGTCCCCAGGGTACTCTCAGTGAGATTGGACCACCACCTCCTGGAATCCACATATCGCGAGTCTCAAGTACGTTTGAGCTTCTATAACAAGTAACATCATCAATATAATAAGTTCCGGTTCCTAAGGTAGCCCCCCACCAACCGATATAAGTGGTAGTTGCCGTTGCTGTAAAATCTACCGATAACATCATCCAGTTGCCAGCTTTAGTTATTTGATTAGCTGGTAAGCTTGTCCCAGAAACAACATTTGTAACATTGATTGCTGAATCGTCAGCCTTTCTCATTGTTATTGAATTATTCCCATCTGCTCTATGAAAATAAGAAACGGCTCTGTATTTTTCGCCAATAACTGTCGTTATCCCATCATAAACGGCAGTTGTATTTGTCCCGCCAGATATTTTAATTGACTTTGCCGAGCTTCTGTAATAATCTGTACTTGCCGCGACTGCTGCTCCTGCTGCTGCCGTAAAGGCTGTTGCCGCAGTACAATCATTATCAATCAGAGCTGTCCCGCCATATTCGTCAGCGATATTCCAGTTTAAGTAGATGTCCTTGTCGGGCTGCAACCAAACGTACATAGTTGGCCAGGTAATTTCTACCTGTTCAATTACTGTAGTTGAAAGTGTAAGTGGTGATTGAGAGTTATCAAACTCTGCTGAAAGGTCGGAAAGTGCCTTATTAGTTACTGCACCTTTAGCTTTTGTTTCTAGATTAGCCATTAGAAGTCTCCTTTAGTTATTCGTAACCCTGCCACCCAAGACTGTTGATACTAGGAATTACGATTGGCTATTTACAAATTGTCAATTAGTCATTATTGTCCATGCGATAAGGATGTGGTGGAACATTAATTTTTCTTTTCCTTCCACCGCGAATACCTACACCCTTACTTGCTCGACTCCTGAATTTCTTGTGCCTATACATTTCCATCTTCACATCTTCACCAGCTAATTGACTTCTAACGTGCTCAATGACTGCCTCCGCTATAGTATCATCACAGTCAATATAGCTATACTCATCGGGGTTTGTCAAGCTAGAAACGTCCGTGAAGAGGCTAGAATCAAGGAAATTGATAGATTCCCAGGTCGGTAAGGCGACAACGTGGTCGGTTGCCGACAAAGTTACACTATTGTCAGTAGCGGTAAATACTACATAGTTTGCATTGGAGCTTGCTCCGTCTGCCATAAAGTTAACGGAAGTGTACTTACTTATAATATAAGTCACTCCAACTACTAAATTGCCAGCAGTTATCGGAGTTCCGATTTCCTCAAGGTTCTCTAGATATGTAAGAGTAGGTGAACCAGTCAATACAAGCAACCCGCCAACATCAAGACTTGAACCACTATTATCATCGTATGTGTCGAAGTTTCCAGCTAGTGCTGTCCCCGAAATCATGTACAAATTGTTGTCTGTAATGTCCGAAGTGTCTATAATTTTGTCGTATGCTGTTCGCTGATAGTGATGTCCTAACTCAGCATAGTCTGTACGAATTGCGGGATTCAACTCGGTAATGCTGACAACGGTACTCAAAAGGTCAGTAAGGCTTGGAATCAGTACCTCGGCCCCATTCGTAATTGCTCCAGTAGAATAGTAACTAGAATCACCATCTGGATTGCGGATAAAATCATAACCCCTATATGTGTGAGTAATTGCAAGTCCGTTGGTGTAATTCTCGTCAGGTGCCGCAAGTTTGTCTTCGTCATTGATTTTGTAAACGCGTAGTTTTCTACCATTGATAGTCCACCGATAATTACCTGAATCAGTAAGACCGTCGTCAACCTGGATACCATTATCAACGCCTCCTGGAACTAGTGCTATAAACCCAACTGGTAAATAGTAGTCAGATACACCACTGATAAGAGTTATGTACGAAGTCTTTACGTTCTCGTAGTATGTCTCTTGCAGTTCCTGTAGCGCATTCCGAATGTAGTTTATAACTAAGTTAGTCTTTGTTGAGCCAGTCCGCTCCATCACTTCTAAAATTTGCATTAGTTGCCTCCCTGAGCTGGAACAGCGAATTTAGTAACGTGAGTTTGCAAAAACTTGTACGCTAGAGCAAACTGTTTTGAAGACTCGTCTAGATACATTGCTGAAGTCTTAAAATATTCATCCATCAGTGGGATGTGAGCCTGAGCTTCTTGAAGGTAGGCCATCGCCTTGTTGAGCTTTGAACTAAATTCGCTAGTACTCGCTTGAGTGTCAACACCCATCTTACTTACGGTTGCGTCAACTTCTGACTTGTATGCAGACCAGTCAGCCGAAAACTTCTGAACAGTAGCAGAGAATGCTCCTACCTCAGACTGAATCCGCGAAGATTCGTTTTGCACTCTTGAACCGTATTCGCTAATCTCAGCTTGCATCTTTTGAGAGACGCTTGCGGCAATCTCAGGGTCGTCACTTGCAATCTCAGCATTCATCGAAGTGTAGTCAACTGTCAACACTGGAGCCGTATAGCTAAGAATCGGCATAGTCAGTGAAGTCGAAGGAGTAGATGGAAGAACCCCAGACACTGACGAATAAGAAGGAAGGGCAGACGCGAAGCTCGTAAAGTATGCCTTAATCGCTGTCAGCTCAGTTATCATTTTGTCTCTGAATATTCCAGAAAGTGAAGAGTAGTCATAACCGCAAGCATACCGTATTACGGCCTCTTCAAGGATTCCGAACACTTCAACAGTCCCCGATAAAATTGTAGGAAGTTTAACGTATGTAAATGTAGCTATCTCTAACGCTGTTGGGTCTGGCTTGACGTAAAGCTTACCTCTCAGGTTGTAAACGCCAGGGAATAATTTGCTTCTTGCAAACAGACTGCTTGCGCCTGAGATATTCTCAGAATAATATTTGTCAGTGGGAAGTAGTTTAGCTATCGAACCGTCTCTTTCGACCGCAATCACTGTATCGTTGTCGAATGCAAACCCTGTTCCGCTAGTAACGGCCCCAGTGTCAGCGTATGGGGACAGTAATTCTCTTGGTGCCGTAGCCATGATAAAACGACAACCTGCTGTCAGACTGTCAACAACGTTGTCGTCGGTTACGCCTAAAGCTACTGTGCTTTTTGTAACTGCACGAACTTTACTTACTAAGGTATTAATTGCCATGAATACTCCAAATGTAAAGAGGGGTGAGCGAACCACCCCTCGAATTACAGTTAGCTAAAAGTAACCCAGCCATCGGGGAAGCCCGAACCGCTAAGATACCAAGACGTGCCGTCACATACCAGCTTAAACTCAGCACCTTGTTTCGCGCCAATCCCAACAATAATATTGGAAACTGCCGTCCCATTAGTACCTTCGCATTTAGCTGTAGTAGCATCGCCAGCTAATACCTGTCCGTCAACAATAGCACTTCCAAAAGCAAGTGTAATTGCTGCACCTGGGGTATCTTCTTGAACAATAAATTTATAGTTTACTCCAGCCTTCAATGTAGTAGGCATGGTTAAGCTATAAGCACTGGCAGCGGTGTTGTCTAGCATAAAGACTTTACCACTGTCACCGTTCGTAATAGTCTCTGCGGCAGTAATTTTCTCAATTACCTGACCACTGAAACTTCCACGGGAGCCTAATCTTGTTCTAGCCATTATTCATATTCCTTATGTGATAGTATATTCGATTACAACGGTTCCGCGACCAGCAGTAACATCAGCATTGACAGCAGTCGTTGTCGCAAGATAGAGATACAGTAATGTACTTGCGAACTGAATATTTGGTCTAGCCTGTTGCATCGTTGCCGAGTTAAGGTTGACATCAACTTCCGTCAAGCCAGAATCAGCACCAATCTCATTAAGATATGTTGCGCCTGCACCATAAATCTCAGTAGCCGTACTCAATGCAACATTAGTAGCAGTCCCAGAAGTTGCACTAACTTTCAGAGTCCCTACTAGTGTTTGAGCAGCAGCAGTCTTAACATCAATATAGGCTTTCGTTATTGTAATCCTGTCAGCAGCATAAATTCCAGCATGAGCTGTTGCAAGGTCACCAATATCAATAGTACCAAGCTCAACAAGACAGTCACCGTCTGTATATGCCGTAGCAACAGCAGTTGTGGCTGCTAGTGAGAATGTAAATAATTGATTTCTTACATTTCCACCTGTTAGTGCTTTATTCAGTTGTGATTTTGTCAGGTTGTAATCACCAACAACATACTTGTTATCGCCAGAAGGAGCGCGATTAGTTTTTACTAAAGTCATCATTCACCTCCTTATACCCAAACCGCGTGAAGTTCAGGGATTTTATGTTTGAAGCCAATGTCAGCATCAATCAAGTCAACACGGTAACTTTCACCACTGTTTTCTTTGTCCTTAACGCCTACATGGACTGTAACATCATTGTTATATCCGTTACCTACGAGTGGTCGAATCGCACAACCATTCATATCAATGGCTACCATCTTGACATTTGTACGGTCAAGGTTAACGTCACGAACAACTTTCATTGAAGTACCGTCAACGTCGATTACGCGAACTGGCACGCCAAGTTTCTTACCAGAACCAGACATTTGCATGCGATAATTCGGTGAAATCTCAACGTTGTTTTTCATGTAACCTGACTGTTTAGCTAACCAGTTCCAAGTGCGAGTGGGTACGAAGTAGTAAGTATTCATCCCCATATCTGGCTTGAAGCGTGGGTCGTTAAAGGCAGACATATCTTCAAGGAAGTCATCAACATCTTTGTCAGCATAAGATAATGCAAACTGATTTCCGTTGTTCAGGATGTAGTTGATAATTCCTTCGGTATATGTGATACCGTCTGCATCTTCATACTGTTCTCCAAAATAGGAAGTGTATGCAAGTTGCAGATTGATTGAGAGCATCTTATCTTGCCATTCTTCAGTCCAGGGATTCTTCTCGAATTTCAGAACTGTTGACATTGCGCGATAACTCATCAATGCGGTCTCTTTAAATTCCTGAGTCAGACCGTAATCAGTTGAATAGAGCTGGTCACGATGACTTTCGCCATAACCTGACAACTCATGATAGGCTGAACCAGAAACATAGGTACGCATAGGCTCTAGCTTCTGAGCAAGGCTGAGTGTACCAGTACTGTGTGAGACGTCCAGGAGGTCTGCGTTTGAACTTCCATCCCATGAAGCACCGTAGTAACTAGTAGGATAGATGTGAGTTGCTTGAGTTTTAATCAAACGAACATTCAGGATGACACCCTCGCCGTAAGTCGTACCGCTATTCGCAGCAGTTACGTCAAACACGGAAATGATTCGTGCGGACACATAATCAGTAGGCTTGTTGAAAGCGTCTGCTGAAGCAGTAGAACTAACAGGAATCTGAATCGTTTGATTTGGATGGAACCAATTAGGTTTCGTCCCAGCTCCACCAAGTTGGATTCCAACGGTAGCTGAAGCAGTTACACCGACACGATTCTGAATCTGGCCAACACGTTTATAGTCACACATAATCATGATAGCTTGAAGTGTACCCTGGGTGGTAGAGAATGAAGTTGTGTCAAACGACGTAGCACCCATTCCAGGAGTGGTAGCCTGTAAAACTTTACGATATTCGGTTGAGTCCCATTTTGCAGCAACAGCTACAGAAAGGTCGTCGGTTGCGACTTCGCCAGCGGTTCCTAGACCAACAACGTAGCCAAAGCGTCTAAGTGAAGCACCGCCTCTGCGAGTAGTTGATTTGAACTTTGGGTCGTCAGTTGGAACCTTACGCATCATATTCAGGAAATGCAAGTATGGGTCACGTTGGTAACTCAACTTTGTATAGTCATTCCCGAAATTGTACGAGCGTCTTAGGTCGCCAGTATCTGGAGAACCAGAACGCCCTATTTCGTTTAGGTCGGACTGATTCAGGTCAGTTGCTGGAGCCTGAACGGTACGCGGAGTGTCGCCGTATGGTCTGTTGATTCCGCTATAGTCATTAGCCATTGTTAGTTATTCCTTTAGATTGTTGTTTCGAAGTCATTGTCGTTAATATTAAAAACACTTGAGAAGAACTGCGAACTGCTAGGTTTCTGAACTTCATGCCCACCACTAGATGCTAGGTTAGGGCTAAGTGCGGCCATCCTTGTTCGCTGGCCAGCCGATTGGTCGGTCAAGTTCTTAGTAATGTTTTTAGATATTTTGTCTCTATGTATCATCAAGTAAAGATCCTTAAGTGATACATTTCGTTCCGATGCTTCTGTTTCAAACTTATCAAAATCCTGTTGAGACATGCCGTATTCAGCCATCAAAGAAGCCTTCTCTTCGATGAATGCTTTCTGCGCACTTTCCTCATCATCCTCAGCTTTTGCTCTGTCTATTTGTTTCCTAGCCTCTAAAGCGATTTCAGCCCGATGATACTTTGCAGAATCACTGTTAGGGTCTGATACGGCTTCTTCTGGGTCGTAAACGAATTCCTCTGCCTTGTCTCCGAAAAGATATTCAGCGAGGTTCTTAGGTTGAGGTTTTTGTGGTTCTTGAGTTGGTTTAGCTTTGTTAGAATCTATTAAGGCATTAACATTTTCGGCCTGAGCTTTCAGCATCTGCTTCAACTCGTCCGTATCTGACTTGTCCCCCGCTGGTTCAGCTTCTGGGGGTTTGACACTCTTCAGTCTCTCTAGTCTATCGGCTTCCTGTTCAATAACTTCACCAATCGGTGGTGTCGTGACAGTTTCAGCATTTTTGACAGGGGTTGTCATCTGTGTGTCATCTGTGTCTAATTGCGCGAAGAAATTATCCTTTGTAGGCATTTCGTCTGAAGTCGCGCTATTTCCTTGTCCAGCCATTTCGTATTCCTCTCATTTTAATATAGTCGATAATGTCTGACTATACAATAGGGCAAGTCTATTTTTCCTTGTCCTTGGTTGTCTCCTGTTTACTATTCTTAGCGACCTGCTTCTTTAGCAACGCCAGCTCTTTCTTGAATAAATCTAGCTCGTTTTTCATCTGGTTTCTCAGGTTCATCTGCTGTGCTTCAGTCTGGAGTACATCTTTCTGATTTTCAGCACCACCTCTAAGGATGTCATTCTGAATACCTGAGTTGACTATACCGCGCTGTGCAGTCTGTAAGTCACCCTTAAGCCCTTTAATCTCGGCCTCAAGCCTTTCAATCTGTCTAGCCTGTTGTTCGCCCTTGTCGATTCGCTTGAGTAGACCTTCCTTGTCACTGATACCGTCAATATGCTTGACTGCTTCAGTAGTATCAACAAGACCCTTGTCGCGCAATTCGACCCATTTGCCCTCTTCAGCTTCCTTGTTAGTAGGTAGCGTTGAACTTCCAACTACGCGAATGTCGAACTTCAGCGTTTCATAGTCGAACATCTTACCGACTATGTCACCGACATCATTGAATATTGGAGTGTTAATTTCGTAGTCCTTGAATCCCTCTTCATTGACAATCCTGAACACTTTATGTATTTTGTAAACGTGCTGTGATACGTCAAGAAAAACATTACCAACGTGAGTAAGGACAGGTTCAAAGACTGTCTTAATCCAAGCCTTAAGCCTTCGAGTGCTAAACTCATCATTGGCCATCTTACCCCTGAATGTCTCAGAAGGATTGTCTGACAGGCCCATCAAACTACTCGGTACGCCAGCAGTATATTCAAGCTCTGACTTCCCATTTTCGGATATTTGGAAAAAAGCGTTATTCAATGGCTCAGGCTTCTGTCTGACTGGCATTGAATCTGGGCCAGCATATTCATACTCTAGCCTTCCACCTGGCATCGAAACATTCGCATCCCAGTCATCTTCATTCGTGAGAGTACCCGCCTGAATAAGCCAAGGAGAGTTGCTAGAAAGAGTAGCATGATGTATAGTAATCTGATTAGCTTTGTTAATCTGGCGTTGCTTCCCTATCATCGGCTTTGCGGCAGAGATGGGATATGGCCCACCATTAAACATAAACGGTAGTGGAACTATTGTGTATTCACGATGGTCGGTATCTTCGTCATAGAGAAGTGTACCGTTGCCAATACTTACTTCCTTAAAAACCCTGTCTTCAAAGAATGGAATCTTGTTGATTATATCATCCTCTGACATTGCTCCAGATTTGATTAAATCGTTATATTCAGTTTCTCTTATTTGCTTGTTGATAACGCTAGATTGCATCTGCTCAACAGTAGAAGCGAAATACTGTTGCTTCTGTTGTATCTCAGACTCTAGAACTCGCTGAAGTTTCTGAAGCTCAAATGCTGCCCTAGACTCAAGAATCTCTCCAGCTTCTACCTGCTCTGAAAGTTTCTTTTGTGCCTCTTCTAGTTGTATCTTAGACTCAACTTGCATCTCCTGGAGTTCAATTTTCGCCTCCTCTTGAACTGAAGTCATCGCTTCAGCAGAGGGCATCTCATGTATAAACAGATTATAGAAAGCAACCTTCCGCTTCTTAAACGTCTCTATGAATGGGATTACATCTTCAGTCTTCCCACCGTTCGTGGTTATTGCATCCTGGCTAATCTCTTCGTCCCTTGCGGGGTTGCTACTGTCAGCAGAAGCGGTAGTCAGAGGCGTACCAGTTGCCTTCTCAATTTCAGCCTCATACTGCGGAAGGTGATTCTTCAACCATGTCTTAGTGACATTTTTAGCAACGATGATAAATGCCGCATCGCGAAACATTAAGTCTCTACAAGTTGGGTCAACATAGACAGTGTCTGGGGCAATACTGTTGAACAACACTTCACCCATTCCCCTGTCTGCGTCTGGGTCGGCGTAAATATTAAACCAACCTAAACTTTTAGTGAGCGCGTTCAATACAATCTGCCCCATCTGCATATCCCCATCTGAGAGCAAAAAGCAGTATTCAAAGATAGCGTCAAAGATGTTTGACATCTTACTGTCGTCACCAGTCCACCCAGTGGCTTGCCAACGTGGCCTGTTAGCAATTATGAAATACTTCATGATTTCGATAATTGCAGTCATTCTGTTTGTAGTAAAGGTTGGCATCCCCGCATCTTTTAATGCAAGGAGTTCTGCTGACGTGAGCTGGATGTCCTCGTAGTAGTCAGTCCCAGAGTACAAATCCTTAAGCCAAACCTGTCGCCTTGGAGTGTTTGCGTTCTGCAATAACCACCAATTGTCGTTGGCTATCTTTATCGCACTGTCGGCTTCATGATTAATTATCATTTACTTTTTCCCTTATAAACATATTAATGTGCGTCCCATTGTTCTCTAGCTCAACCTTTGCTTCTCCGTCGTTAATTTTTTCAACAGCACGCTTAAGCGAAACAAGCGAATGGTCATAGATGACTTCTACATTGTCAAGAACCACATAGTCAATACTTACATTGTTATCCATGATGACTGGACCTTTCTATTTCTTGCCCTTAATGCTTCGAGTTTCTTCCGCTTATACTCAAGTAGGTTTGTTGGCAGTGGAGCTTCCTTAGTCTTGCTGTCGCCCTTGTATCGGTAGGCTCCAAGACAGGCATAGTACAGTGTCTCGATAGTATCGTCGTGAGCCATCTTCGGCCCAAATTTCGTTATCTCATTCTCTAGGTCAGGCATATTACGCCTAATATACATTAGACCGCTAGTAAAGCTACTATTAAGGAAAGTATGTATTCGGTTATGTTTGTTCGCTCCACCTGGAGGATGTGGGGCTATATGTACGTCATAAGCGTCTAGTCGCCTCTTGAGGTCGTTCAAGTCCTTAAAGACAGAGCGAGTCATAGCTACGTCCTCAACTCGGCCATTGTTGATATGATACTGCTGGCCCAGTTCGATTATGTAGTCAGCAACGCCCTTTTTGCCAATAATTACTTCATCCTTGTCTCTCATCCCAGCAGTAGGCATGTACTTGTTCCGAACATATTCCATCACGTATCTGCGATTCTCAGCATCTACCGCGATTATCATTATTACCGAATAATCAGAATCTTTTTTGTCGATGTCGGTTGCAGGGTCGCACCCAAGGAAAGTGTTGACTGGATAGCGAACCTTGTTCACCCAAATGTAGCTTTGCTGCTCTTCCTCGTCCCATTCGTACTGTGCGTCGTGGTACTGGATGTGCTGTCTTGACCACGTTGCATTCTCGGCGGTTTGGACTAACAGCTCATACTCTTGATAGTAGCCAGCAACGCCTTCAGGAGAGCGTTCAAACACGGCTTTGATGGTGTCTAAAACGTGTCTAGGACGATAGCTGTTCCACAATACGCCACCCTTCATCTTTGGCTGGGTCGAACCGTAAACATAGACCTTCCACGGATAGTCTTCGCTCGTACCGTCCTTTTCAGCCTGCTCCCAGTCATCCATCAGGTTCTGGGCCATCGAATCGTAGTGAACAGGTGTCCCAGTGAGGAACAACCTTCGCCTTGGAGTGTTCTTCTCAATGGCGGGATAGATGGAATTCATTACGGTATTTTTGATGAACTTTCTGGCGGTATCGGTCTTCGTATTCGACTCATTCTCCGCATCGTCAATAAAAGCGCGGGATAAACGAAGCGTACCTTTTTCAAGGTCAGCCCACGTCTGCCCACGAACCGACTTCAACGTAGAAAAGGACTGCAACTTCTGGTTCGTAGACGTTACAATGTTCTCTATGTTCCAGACAGAACCTCTCAAGTTGCCAAAGTAGTATTTGATGCGCTTGTTGTGTTCTAAATTCATCCGTATGTAGTGCATGTTCGCATACGAATCCACCTGAGACTTCGACACCCACACATGGAACAGTTGTTCGCGCTCTTTAGCCCAGCCCCACTCTTCAGCCTTGTAAGCAAAACAGAAATCTTGCAATATCGAAGCTTTTGTTAAAGTTGTCTTAGCACTTTCTCTTGCCAAAATAAATGCACACGGCTTCTGCGAATCAGAATCGAACTCAGCACCTAGCGTATAGTGAACTTCAGGCGTTTCGCTCTTGAGGAAGTCACCAGGAAGGAACAGTTTTCCAAACGCAATCATGTGGTCGTAAGCTAGTCTTAGTTTACGCTCTTCTTGTGAAGCATGATGTAGTCCGTTTGGCAATACTATCATCTGTTGATTTCTTGTGGCTCCGTATCCTGTTCTAGGTCTGCGGTAGTAGCGGGCCTGTCGTTGCCAGTCACTCCAGAAGACTGACGAACACGACTTCGCTGCAGTTCCTTGTTCAGACAGTTAGGGCATAGCGCATTAGTACCGAGTGTGGGTTTCTCACAGTCAATACAGTGTCTAGGCATTGGCATTACCAATTCCAGCGCATATCAATTTTCTCACAACTAACTTCATCTTTCTCAGAATCAATTATAAATTGATAACATGGAATAATACTACCTTCATCGGATTTCTCAAATAAATCATGGAGTACAACATATTCAATTCCTCTATTATTTGGCCCCCAATGAGGAGAAGCCCTTAAAATAGTAGCATCATTAAGAACCGCGCTTAGACTCTCTGGGCAATGATAAACGAATGTATTACTAGCAAAAAATCTACCAATTCTATTTTCTTTAATTCTCGGTATTGTATTTTCAAAAATGACACAATCAAACTCACCTATTACTTTGTCGCTAATTTTCACAAGAACCTCTCCATCCGTTCAAGGGTCACTTTGTTCAGCAACCCTCTCAAGTTTTCATCTTCTTTAGTTTTTCCAGGGCCAATAAAAGAATACTTACCATGCCCTCGCGTAATGACCCATCCTCTTCCAAGTAATTTGATGAGACTTTCAATGAGTTCAGTATCCGTAAAAGTGTCTGATAGCTCTGGCTTTCGGCTGACATTAGCCGCACGCATTAAAAAACTTCAGGCACTGCTAGGTCTGCGGGAAGTTGCGTCTCGACAGATAAGTCTCCCTCGTCATCCAACTCAACATACGCGTGAATGTCGTTATTGGTAATCAGCTTCATCGTTTCCTCTTGGTAAGTAATGTCGAACCCAGAATGACGATTAATCAAAACGATAGAATCCTTAACCAGCATTGGATTTTTCATTTCGTTAACTTCGGAAGAGACTGAGATTATCCTAGCAAGCTCAAGGTCTTGTCCGAAAACTTTACCTGGAATGAAGAGGCCACTTTTGGTCTTAACCTCAACACCCATCGGCTTTGCTAAGAGCTTAGGATTTGCTGGTATTACTTTTAACATTGTTCGCTCCCTTCTGATTCTTAATGTATGCAATTTGTTTATCGAGAGCTTTAGTCTCTTTCTTCAGCGTCTCAACGTCACCATTAAGGGCAGAAATAACATTGTTCATTTTCTCTTCCAGCTTCGCAAATCCGTCGGATAACTTTGGCATTTCAGGCACGGTCGCATTCGCTCCCTCTAGCTGTTCAGAAGACACAGGTGAGCCAGCCTCGAACAGTTTGTTAAAGTCAACGTCCGAATATACCTCCAGTTCGCCAAGCCTGTCCATCACGAGCCACTTTCCGTCAGAAAGGTTCCTTCGCCCATTCTTACTTGATACGCGAATGTGGTCTCCATCTTGAGAGATTCTTCCGTTAATCCCAGCTCGCTCTAGAATCCGTTCAAAATTGTTCAGTTTCTTACCATCTTTTTCCAGCACAACATACCGAACAGCGTCAATAATGTTCGGCGTTTCGGAAAACGTAGCCCATCTCAGGTCGTTTTTCTCTTCGCTCATTTCGTATGCGTCCCTTCGACTCCTCTAGCTTCACGGTCAGCAGTACGCCAATTTAACCATTGCATAGCTTCCTCCAGCTTAGTGATTGCAATAGCGTTCTCTCGGCATTTGAAGTGTGAGTTTTGATAATGCTGAATTCTATCACGAGCAATATCAATAATGTCCTCTACAAATGCACCATTCGGTTCAATTCGGTCATCACCTCTTCCAAGTGGGCCATCCTGCCAATCAATCTTACATCCTACTGTAGATGACATACCACCAGTTGGGTTTCCATCACTATCATTCTTGTGGTGCGATAAAATACCTTGTCTCATCGTTCTGTCTCCTTTGTTTCTACCATTTTAAATTCGGCTTCCAACTCATCTAGGTCGGTCTCGCCTTCATTTTTCTTACCAGCTTCGATAGCAGGCGCAAACCCGCCATATCCCGCACCGCCCCCAGCTCCAAGCAAATCCTGAGCGTCCAGGTCGGTCTTGTTCATTCGCAGATAATCTCCAGACTGTTTCAACGCAGACAACCTAACGTCCTCGCGCCGAGCCTTGTCTGGTCCTTGTGCCATATTCCAGGTCTCTTCCATCACCGCTTTGACGGTTAGGCCGATTTCTTCAGCAGCGTCTGCCATCTGTTCACTAAGTAGTTTCATAATTCTGTCCTGTCGTATTAATAGATTCGCTTTCTCTAGCGTCGAATGCAGGTCTCTAGCAGAATAACCCGCATCCTTCACGGCCATTATCATCGACTCCTGTCTGCCATTCCCCTGATGCAAATACATCATAAGGTTAGCAACGAACAGGCGTTCCTTTTTCGTCAGGTAGTCGCGATTTTTGATAGACTGCATATAGTTAGCACTCATCGGATTGTTCGTAAACGTATACCGATTCAGATGTTTGGTAAAATCGGTATCCATCCTGTAGGTATGTTTAGTGTTGAAAGTCCCAACTACAGTACGGCAATAACCATTCGGAGAAATTTTCTTCCGCTTCGTATCCTTGGGATGCTTGAGGCCACCGCGCTTGAGCACCTGACAGACTCCCTCATCGTCGGCAACAACCCACGCACCTTCAGGAGCGATTCGCCAATCGTCAGCAAGGGCCGGGACAACTCCGTCCCTAGCCATGAAATAACACTCGAAGTCAGAGCGCGAATAGAAGACCAGATGTTTACGGGGCGAAGAAGCACCACGCGGATTAATCGTCTGAAAACGAACCTCAAGACCGTACATAGACTCAATCTCGACCTTCCTCGGCTTTGTCACAATACCCATGTCTCCAACATAAACCGACTTGCCCCAAAATACAAGCGAAATTTTCTCACAAACTTACACAGCAAAAACCGAAAACGAACAGAACCAAATTGAATTTTTTGTTTGAAATGAACTGGGGATTGAAGTGAGGGATATATTGCACCACGTACCCCTCGGTTCTCGGATTCGGTTATTCGGGATTTAGTTAAAACACATTCAAAAGGAGCATTACTATGGAAGCATCTACACAGAGTTATGAGAAGTACGACGAGTTGAGTGGCAAGTACCTGAGCACCACGCGGTATGGTCGGAAGTCTTATGTAACAGGGGACGAAAAAGAGCTGGTAGCCACCATCAAGAAGAACGCGGGCGACACCAAGAACCCTGACAACCTGGTAGTCTGTGATTTCTACTCAGCTGGAATCCCAGAGGGCGTAGCAGTGGTAGTCAACTCGACAGGTTCAACCACAGAGACAGCCATCTAGCTGTTGAGGGCAGTCCATCGCCCTTTTTCTGTAGGTAATATGGCAAATTAGAGCTAGAGGGAACACTGATACACCAACTGGACCGTTGTTTATGGCAACGATTGCTTGGTTTACTTTGTCCTGCACACCTTCTAGCTCTTTACTTTCTATAACTACAAGTCACTATTAATACTGTACTTAAGGCGAACACTCTCGAAACCTTATAATATTAAGCTAATTAGTATGTTTCACCTTAAAATATTAAGGTCATTCGTATGTTTCACCTTAAATTATTAACCGTGTAAAAATTACAACCGTTTCGCGAATAAAAAGTCAAGGTATATTATTTATACTTGTAAGCCCTACAATAACATACACTTACAGACCCGAAGTTATCAACACTGTCAAATAAAGCTTGTATTTCGGTATGTTTGAGTTTAGATTGCATACGCTGAGTATAGAAGAGACAAAATAACAAGACTTACAACTGCTTATAACTTCTAACAATTAACTCTTCTTTTCTTTTCTTTTCTTCTCACTGCTGTTACTGCTTTGGGTGATGACGTGTGGAGGACTTGGGGGGAGTCGTTAATCGTTTAAACAGTTGGGACGCTAACAATCAATCAATC